AGGTTTCACGTAACTGAGGGGTGAGCCTCAACAACGGTGTGATAGAATACCTACAAACTTTGCTAAAAAGCAACACACCTATCTCTGCAGGATAGTTTTCAAGATTCCATTATGGTGATAGGGAAATTTCTTGAATATTACCTGCAGATAGTGCTTTAATTTCACCTCCGAGGGTAAAGCACTTGAAAAACCGGTTGGCCTTTGGTGCCCAACTTAAGACGCTATCCTTGCACGACTTTTAAAAGTCTGCAATTCATCGTCAAAAGTCGAAAACCATTGGTCCAGTGTTATTTGAGTGCCTTTGACCATAGGACAAAATCGTCCTAAATCATGATCCCGAGCAATATCCAAATATAGAGCACGTCGTTCATCAAAAACTTCTCTTCCATAAAAGAAGAAGTCACTGAGAACATCACGCAACTTAATAAGTGAATGGTATTCAGGACATAATGCAGTCTCGACACCCCACAACAGCGTCTTATTCTTTGACTTGAACTCCAGTGGACACATCATTATCCCTGTTTCCAAGTCCAAACAAAAAGACCTCTTTAAGAAAGTGGCTTCCCATATACTTATATAGGGCACACTCTCTTGTTCTTTGTCTGCCATTGTGAATAGAATGCGTATTTCACTTAATTCTTGAGCTATAGTTGTGTGATTAAACCATGGAATGCTTGCGCTAACTCCCATAATCAAATCATCACCATAGGTCATGAGTGAAACACATTTTTGAAAACTAGACACCTCACGCTGTGGATTCAAACAATGGTAACAATATCTCATATAGAGACTATTGACCAAACCGTTAATGATCACAGTTAGAGGATGTCCAGAGGGGTTTGTTCCGTAAAACATCACCAAATCTCCAAAGAAATCGGTCAAAGGAAATGCTACATCAGCTGCGAGTGTTCGCATTAGACGTAGTTCCTCATCATCAAAGTTCCCAGAAGACCTGCACAACTCTTCTAAAATACGAAAAGCTGCTAATATAAAAGAAGCAAACATAGATTTATCAAAGTTAGCATAGTCGCCAGCAACTACTTGCTCTTCTCCATGTTGAGTGAGATAATCAAAGATTTCTCGCCACTCTGGAGATTGAACAACAGTTCCCGCACCAGCTTCAAAAACAAACCTATTGTTTTGAATCAAACGAACACTTGATAGAAAATACTTCCGCATAACTAGTGAGAAATCCAGAGGGGCTCCTGAAAACATTCGGGTGGCCTTACTCTTGATTTTACTCTCTGAGACGGGTTCATCTTTCAAATGTGCAGTAAACACAGGCATGCTGCGCTCACCTCGTTTGAGCTTCTCCTCAATTATTCGCACACGATCCCAGACTTCAGGAATGAAATCTATTGGATCCGGCGCAAAAGGCAGAGGATCAACTTCTTTCGAAAGAAACTTCTTCGATTTCCGCCAAGGGTAACCGGCAGAAGTCTTTCGCTTGATAGGGTCAACATATGTAACTTCGCAATGACCGTTCACTGCCACTTCGTCAGTATACACTTCCAACATTTGGATTTGTTCGACGCTCAACTTCTCCCGAATGTCTTTAAGAAAACTCTGCATACACTCATCCAGCACTCTGGCATCATAACCAGAAGCTGAACTAAAAATGTTAGCAAGAGCATTACGCTTAGGGGCGTAACCTTTCATGCACGGAGGACCGTGCTGAGACATATGTGGCATTGAAGTTTTTGCTGATTTCAATATGACACCATCATGAATAAATGTGTGTTTTACGCGAGACTTGGACTCTTGACGAAATCCCGGCATACGACCATATATTTTCGCCGAACCCTTCGAAAAGTAGAGTAACGGACTTTGAAAATGCATAGCTCCTAACTCTACTTCAGATCCATCTAAAGATAGTAAAGGAGTGCCGCTTTGGACTAAGAAGTCAATACCAAGCTCTCGTTTAGCTTGTTCAATGTGTGACTGAAGCAAAACTTGGCTAATGCCAACCTTTTCTTTTGCATTCAATCCTACATGAATTCCTAAGATAGCGCACCCATAGTCACCTAGCTTCGTGATAAGAGGCATGCCACAGTCTCCAAAAACTGTGAGATCCCCAGACAGTCGACCGTAAACACTGTCAAACTGATTATCACTCGTCCAAGTTACGTTAGGATGACGCATTTTCTCAGAGGTCAATGCTGTTAGATCATAAACCTTTTTATGTCCATTATCTAAACGAGCAACGGATCGACCTACGCATGGAAATTTCAGAGGTCCTGACATCACATACGACGTTATATCGTTGCAATCAGGTAGATCTTCAATCCACATGAACATAAGATCGGTTCCGGGTGCTGCCCACATCTTGATAGACTGTAAAGGAATAGCCTTCAATGGACGAACACCTGAACCCGAGAGAAAATTACCAAGTGTAATTCCGTCTTTCTCATCAATAAAATGATGTTTATTAGTGACATATAAGTGTCCTCCCAAGCATAAAGCTTGAAAGTCACCTGCCTCATCACCTTTGATAAGAAGTCCTTTGAATACATTAGGATAAATCTTTTCAGTAAAAGCTGCAAGAGAACAAGTACCACCAGTCTTTTGGACCTGTGATAACTCGCTCATATGCAAACTCGGATCTGAATTAAACCAAACGCGTTCTCTCTCTTGTTCTTTCATAGGAGTTGGAACGTTCCCTTGTTGGGCAAAAGTAACGTTTTTCTTACTCTTCCTATTCCTGCGCGTCTGCGTACTAAAGACTTTTACGTCTTTAAAGCGACGAGCAACAAAGAAAGTAGTAGTTGCAAATACAGCAAGTAAAGCAACAGTTTTCGCTATCCTCTGCGTTTTAAGCAATTTACGCTTTATACGGCGTGAAAT